CAGCAAACCTGATCGTCAATCTCGTGTAACCTTTGGCGGCCCACAGCGATAGGGTCGCCCTGATTAGGAGAAACTAAAAATGGCAAATCAAAATACTGCCTTTGGTCTTCGTCCTATCGGGCTCAATGGCGCAGGTGCCAACACTACTGGTGTAACTCAATATGAGATTGCAGCGGCCAACACAAATGCGATTTTTCAACATTCGCCAGTAATTCCACTGGCGGCTGGTGTTATCGACATTGTTGGTAATGCAAACGGTGGTACAGTTCCTGCTCTTGGCGTTCTGATGGGCGTAGAGTACGTAGATAGCTCTTCCAAGAAGACTGTCTTTAAAAACTACTGGCCCGGTGCCAACAACGTAAGTGTAGACACGAATTTCCCGGTCAAAGCTTTTGTTGCTGACAACCCAAACCAGTTGTTCATGGTAGCCGCAGATGGTAGCTCAACTGACCGTGCAACAGCACTGTCTAACATCTTTGCTAACGCATCTTTGGCGACTGCAACTTCCGGTTCTACTGCAACCGGCCGTTCCTCTGCTGAACTAGACATTTCTACAGTTGCTACTACAGCAACTTTGTTCATGCGTGTTGTAGGTCTTACTGGCGATGACGCCAACCTTGACTACGATGCAGCAGGTGTGAACTACGTAGTTCGGTTTAACTTTCACCACAACGCACCGGTTGCAGCTTCGGCTTCGCAAACGACTTCGTTGTCAACCGGCATTTAAGGAGGGAATAGAAAATGGCTATTTCTCGCGCACAACTAGCGAAAGAGCTTGAGCCCGGCCTAAATGCCTTGTTCGGTCTTGAGTATGATCGCTACGAAAATGAACACGCTGAGATCTTCGACGAAGAGTCTTCAGATCGTGCATTTGAAGAAGAAGTGATGCTCGGGGGCTTCTCAACAGCACCGGTTAAAGGGGAAGGCGCTGCCATCAACTTTGACGATGCTCAAGAGACCTACACAGCACGGTACACACATGAAACAATCGCTCTGGCGTTCTCAATCACTGAGGAAGCTATCGAAGATAACTTGTATGACCGTCTGGCATCACGCTACACCAAGGCTCTGGCCCGCTCAATGGCTCAGACCAAGCAGATCAAAGCTGCCTCAATCCTGAACAATGCGTTCAGCACAGGCAGCCCAATCGGCGATGGTGCAGCACTTTGTTCAGCGGCTCACCCATCACTCTCAGGCAACCAGCGTAACATCCTGTCAGTTGCAGCAGACCTCAACGAGACTTCTCTTGAGCAGATGCTGATTGACATTGCTGGCTTGACTGATGAGCGTGGTCTGAAGATTGCTGTTCGTGGCACAAAGCTGATCATCCCGAAAGAACTGCAATTTATTGCAGAGCGGGTGCTCAACTCAAACCTTCGTCCGGGTACTGCCGACAATGACGCAAATGCCATGAAGAACATGGGTATGATCCCAGAAGGGGCCGTGGTAAACCACTTCCTGACTGATACCGATGCATTCTTCATTAAGACAGATGCGCCAAACGGCTTTAAGTACTTCAACCGTGCACCAATCAAAACTGCTATGGAAGGTGACTTTGACACCGGTAACATGCGGTTTAAGGCTCGTGAGCGTTACAGCTTCGGCGTCTCCGATTGGCGTAGTGTCTTTGGCACAGAAGGTGCTTAATTAAGCATATCACTGGATAATAAAGGGCGGCTTCACAGTCGCCCTTTTTTGTTGTACTATAAGTCATCCCTGACAGCCGCATGGTGTGGCTGACACTAGCCAAGACAGGAGATTACATTGGCTAACACAACTTTTAACGGTCCCGTCCGTTCAGAAAACGGTTTTAAAAACATCATCAAGAACGCTACAACAGGCGCTCTCACCAACGAAATGACGCTGTCAACTTACAGCACTTCAATCACAATTGCTGCTACAGGCACTTCTCACAAAGAAGCCTCTATCGGCATTCCATCAAACTTCATCCCAATGGGCGTAGCGGTCACAGTGACTAGCGCGGCGGCAAATGCCGTAAACTTGGTTGATATTGGTACAGATGCGGACACAGACGGTTTTGTGGATGGCATTACTGTTGCTATCAATTCGACAGGCTTTAAAGGCTTTTTCCCATGTAACGGTGTTTTAGGAATGTCTGGTGGCGCAACAACTGCCGCTACTGAAACAGCCGATGAGGTTGAAGTTGTCATTTCCGGCACAGCGGGTGCGGGCGGCGTTATTGCCTTGAAATTCTTCGGTATTTCATCTGACTCACCTACAGCCTAATAGGAGGCTGTAATGGCTGATTCGGACGTAAAATCAAAGCGTATCACTGCAACGGGTTCACTCGCTGTAGGTCCTGCGCGTATTCGTCAGATACAGTTAAAAACAGCCGCTGGTTCCCCTCGCCTTACCATCACCGATGGTAGCGGGGGGTCAACCGTTTTGGATCTGGATTTTAACGCATCTGATACGCACTCAGTAAACATTCCGTCAAACGGTATTCGTGTTAGTGATATTTTTATATCTGCTCTTACGAATATAACTGCTGCTACGGTGTTTTTTAACTAAAGGACAACCAAATGGCTGGTTCTGACATCAAAGCAAGTTACTTAACTGCTACAGGCACTGTTGCAAGTGGCCCCCGGCGATTAGTTGCGATTCACTACCATACTGCCGGGTCTACGGGTGGAGTTGTTCTGCGAGATGGCGGTGCTTCCGGCACTACTGTCTTTTCTCTAGACTTTCATTCAAACTCTACTGGCGATCTCCAAATTGGTGAGGAAGGCGTAAGGTTTAACACAGACATTCATGCTACGTTTACTCATGTTACAAGCATGACCTTTTTCTTTAAGTGAGATATGAATGGCTCCGCGTAAAGCTACAATGCCGAAGAAAAACAAGAAAAATTTCCGCCCCACCGAAAAAGGGGCGGGAATGACTAAAGCCGGAGTTGCCGCGTACAGAAAGGCAAACCCCGGCTCAAAACTAAAAACCGCTGTTACGGGAAAAGTAAAAAAAGGTTCTAAAGACGCGAAGCGTCGTGCATCATACTGTAGCCGTTCAAAGGGTCAAATGAAGATGCATAACATAAATTGTAGCAAGACTCCGAAGAAGCGTATTTGCGCCGCTCGTAGAAGATGGAAGTGCTGATATGAAAGTAGAAGACGTATTAAAGCTTTTAGAAAAGCATGAAGAAGAATGTAACCGTAGGTACGCAGACATTCAAAAGCAGCTAGATCGCCTAGACCTTAGATTGTGGGG